AACCACGATGTTTGATGGTAAGCGTGCAGCAAGAACCGTATTGACGGGGATGTGTTATTCAGTCGGCAGTGCTACGCGCCAGGGGAGCAGTTCGCCGACCCGGTTTATCGGCCAGTCGGCTATGACGTCAAGGACATAGCGGAGGTAGCTTTCTGGCTCCACTCCGTTCAGTTTGCACGTCCCGATCAGGCTGTACAGCAGCGCTCCCCGCTCTCCTCCATGATCCGAACCGAAGAACAGGTAGTTTTTGCGGCCCAGACTGACCATCCGCAACGCATTTTCAGCGATGTTATTGTCCGCCTCAGCCCAGCCATCATCTGCATAGTACGTCAGCGCCGGCCACTGGTTCAGGGCGTATGCGAACGCTTTCGCCAGTTCTGAGTGTCGCGACAGGGTTTTCATCTTTTCACGCAGCCAGCTTTCCAGGGATTTCAGCAGCGGTTTCGTTTTCAACTGACGTTCGGCAAGGCGCTGCTCCGCCGTCATTCCCCTTATCTCTGCCTCGATGGCGTACAGTTCGCCGATCCGTTTCAGCGCTTCCTCCGTCAGGGCTGACGGGGTGCGAACGTGCACATCGTGGATTTTACGGCGGGCGTGAGCCCAACAGGCGGCTTCCGTTATCCGGCCATCCCGGTACAGCTCGTTGAACCCGGCGTATGCATCCGCCTGCAGTACACCACTGAACCCCGCAAGATGGGTCTGCGGATGGATGCCTTTTCTGTCCGGGCTGTAAGCGAACAACACCGCCGGCGCCAGCGTTGACCCGGCGTTACGGTCGTCACGAACGTAGGTCCATAACCGCCCGGTCTTCGTTTTCTTATTGCCTGGCAACAGCACCGGGACAGGCGTGTCATCAGCATGGAGCTTACCGTCAGTCAGCACATAGTCCTGAAGCGCTTCTTCCAGCGGTGACAGTAGCCGGCAGCATGCATCCACCCAGCCCGACAGCAGTGAACGACTCAGCTCCACGCCCTGGCGGCCGTACATTTCAGACTGGCGGTACAGCGGGGTGTGCTCTGCATACTTTGAGATCAGCACGCGGGCCAGCAGCCCCGGTCCTGCGATACCCCGCTCGATGGGCCGTGAAGGCGCGGGGGCCTGCACGATGGCATCGCACTGAGTACAGGCATGCTTTTTCACGTACAGTCCGGATAACCCGGAAGGCGCTGCGCATCAACTCCAGCTGTTCGGCGGCATCCTCACCCAGATAGCTCAGTGAGCCTCCACATTCCGGGCAGCATGATGCTGCCGGCAGCAGCCGTTTTTCATCGCGGGGGAGTGATTCGGGGAACGGTTTGCGGGTGCGGGTTTGACGCAGCGGGCGCTGCACGGCCGGGTCGTCAACCCGACCGGTAAGGGTATCACTTTCTTTCTGAAGTGCCTTCAGGTCAGCTTCCATCTGTGCGATACGACGGGAGACTTTTTCGGAGCGGCTGCCGAAGTTCATCCGGCGCAGCTTATCCAGCTGTGCCTGCAGATGGTCTATTTCGCGTTCACGCTCGTTCAGCTTTTCCAGCAGGGCACGGTTCAGCGCCTCCTGTTCGGCAAGGAGACGTTTCAGTGCATTGATATCGTCAGGAAGTGAGCTGCTCATACCGGGTATATTACCAGGCTCATTCAGCGTCGACCAGGATAAAGAGGCTTACAACATAGTCAGGGACGTAAGCAGTCTTTTAGGCTGCCGCCAGTCGATACCTTCCAGCAGCATCGCCAGCTGTGCCGGTGTGAGGAACACTTTGCCATCCCGGGCTGACGGCCAGGCGAAGCGGCCGCGCTCCAGCCGTTTGGTCAGCAGACACAGTCCATCGCCGGTAGACCAGAGGAGCTTTACCTGACTGCCATTACGCCCACGGAAGATAAAAACGTGACCTGACATCGGATCGTCTTTCAGCGTCGTCTGCACCTTTGCCGCCAGGCCGTTGAAGCCGTTTCTCATATCGGTGATGCCAGCGACCAGCCAGATCTTTGTCCCTGATGGTAATGGGATCAACGTTTGAGCTCCCGTATCAGCAGGTTCAGGATATTTTCGCTGATGGCACCATTCAGACGGAGTGATCCGTGCCGGAACGTCACTTCACAGCTGATATTGAGTGATTCAGGTGTCGCAGCAGCTACAGGTTGTGACCGGGGGGAGGTTGTAGGGACAACATCTTCGGCATCAAGTGTTATCGGGAGCAGCTCAGGCACGTTGTTTTCTGTTGTTGAAGGAGGACGTAGTTTTCCTTCGCGCCAGTACTGGCGCCACTTGAACAGCAAATTATCGTTGATCCCATGCTCACGAGCGAGTTGCGCTACGGAGATCTCTGGTCGATGCGAGAGTTCAACCATTTTGATTTTGAACTCAACGGGATAATTAGGGCTTTTTTTACGCACTGCGGTTAATGATTTCATGGATAGCGTCCACCATATTTGGTGTCCACTATTCTCTCAGGAATTTCAGGATCTGCCAGACGGTGCTGAGACGACGCTTACGGATTACCGTCGTGTGGCGCTGACGGATTATGACCGTTTCCCTGAAAACGTGGACGGGGAAGGGGATGCCTTCACCCTGGCATCAAAGCGTACCACCACCTTTATGTCCTCGGGGATGACCCTGGTCGAGAGTTCGCCGGGGCGGGATATCACTGACACCAAATGGCGCTGTGGCGGCGCACATGAGGCACCGCCAACAACGGGGATCCTGTCACTGTATAACCGGGGAGACCGCCGCCGGTGGTACTGGCCGTGTCCGCACTGCGGGGAATATTTTCAGCCGGTGATGGATAACATGACCGGATACCGGAATAACCCGGATTTTGTGGCTGCCGGTCAGGCTGCCCGTCTGATGTGTCCGCATTGTCGCGGGCTGATTGCCCCTGAGCAGAAACGCGAACTGAATAACAAAGGGATCTGGCTTCGTGAAGGTGAACGGGCGGTGGCGGACGGCAGTATCACCGGAACGCCACGAAATTCCCGGATTGCGTCATTCTGGATGGAGGGGCCGGCTGCGGCGTTTCAGACCTGGGAACAACTGATTTTTAAACTGCTGGCGGCAGAAGAAGAGTATGAGCGAACCGGCAGTGAAGAGACCCTGAAAGCGGTGGTGAACACCGATATCGGACGCCCCTATCTGCCCCGTTCAGCCACGGAACAGCGTAAAAGTGAACTGCTTGAACAGCGTGCCGAGCCGTTTCCCCGGCGATCTGTGCCGGATGGTGTGCGTTTTATTGAGGCAACGGTTGACGTACAGGGCGGTAAAAATCGCCGTTTTGTTGTGCAGATCACCGGATACGGAGAGCAGGGGGAACGCTGGATTGTTGATCGCTATAACATCCGGCATTCACTGCGCTGCAGTCCCAACGGTGAAAGTCTGCCGGTTGATCCGGCGGCATATCCGGAGGACTGGGATTTGTTGCTGACGGATGTGTTCCATAAAACATGGCCGCTGGCTTCTGATCCGGATGTGCGCATGCGTCTGATGGCCATGGCGGTGGATACGGGAGGGGAAGCCGGGGTGACAGATAACGCCTATCGTTTCTGGTGTCGTTGCCGGAGTGACGGACTGGGCAACAGGGTGTTTCTGTTCAAGGGGGATGGACTTCGCCGTGACAGGCTGATTAACCGTACCTTCCCGGATAATACCGGCAGAAGTGCCCGCCGTGCCAGAGCCAGTGGCGATGTCGCGCTGTGGCTGGTTCAGACGGATGCGTTTAAGGACCGTGTAAATAATGCCCTGTGGCGTGACACACCAGGGCCGAACTATATCCACTTTCCCGACTGGCTGGGGCGATGGTTTTACGATGAGCTGACCTATGAAGAGCGCGGCAGTGACGGAAAATGGCGAAAACCGGGCAGGGGAGCTAACGAGGCGTTTGACCTGCTGGTTTATGCGGATGCGCTTGCCGTTCTGCATGGTTACGAAAAGATCCGCTGGCCCTCCGCACCGGACTGGGCACAGCGGGAAACGTGGCTCGTCTTCCCGCAGGAGCGTTCTGGTGAAACGGTATCCCCGGAACTGACGGCCGGGGCAGAAAAACGCCGTCGCCGGAAGAAAAAACTGCGGACGGAGCGTGCGGAAGATAATCCATGGATAACATCAGGAGGCTGGTTGTGAGCACAGAAGAAGCCAGAGAAATGATACAGCGGTACCGTGAAGCGGAAATGGCCGTACTGGAGGGGAAGTCTGTCACCTTCAACGGACAGCAACTGACGCTGGAAAGCCTTTCTCAGATCCGCGCCGGACGTCAGGAGTGGGAACGCAGGCTTGCCGCGATGGTGAGCCGCAGGCGGGGAAAACCAGGATTTAAACTGGCGAGGTTTTAATGGCAATTATTGATGATGTGATAGGCGTGTTTTCCCCCGGCTGGAAAGCAGCCAGACTGCGTTCAAGGGCGTTAATCATGGCCTATGAGGCGGTGAAACCGACCCGGACACATAAAGCCCGGCGGGAAAATCGCTCTGCTGATCAGCTCAGTAAATACGGTGCGGTTTCCCTGCGGGAGCAGGCCCGTTTTCTGGATATCAATCATGACCTGGTGATTGGTGTGTTTGACAAGCTGGAAGAGCGGGTGATTGGTGCCAGGGGAATTATTGTGGAGCCTCAGCCATTACGAAAAAACGGGGAAATGGCGGCAGAGCTGGCTGCGGATATCCGCCGGTTGTGGGCTGAGTGGTCCGTGAGTCCGGATGTGACAGGGCAGTATACCCGTCCCGTGCTTGAACGTTTACTGCTGCGGACCTGGCTGCGGGATGGTGAAGTGTTTGCGCAGATGGTCAGTGGTGCGGGAAACGGTCTGGAACGGACGGCGGGAGTGCCATTCTGGCTTGAGGCGATGGAGCCGGATTTTGTTCCCATGCGCACTGATGAATCCGCCGGACTGAATCAGGGGGTTTTTCTTGATGAGTGGGGAAGACCGAAAAATATCTGGTTTATAAAAATTATCCGGTCAGCGGCCGGCAGAGTGATACGAAAGAAATCGCTGCCGGAAAAATGATCCACCTGAAGTTCACTCGTCGTCTGCATCAGACGCGAGGCTCATCCATGTTATCGGGGGTGCTGATGCGGATCAGTGCCCTTAAGGAGTATGAGGATGCGGAACTCACTGCGGCGCGTATTGCCGCGGCGCTGGGACTGTATATCCGTAAAGGTGACGGGCAGGACTATGAAGAGCCGGGGATCAAAGAAACCGACCGGGAAGTCCATATCACCCCGGGTATTATTTATGACGATTTGCGCAAGGGCGAGGATATCGGCATGGTCAAATCAGACCGTCCCAATCCCAACCTTGAAACTTTCCGCAACGGCCAGTTGCGTGCAGTGGCAGCGGGCAGTCGTCTGAGTTTTTCCAGTGCGGCGCGTAACTATAACGGCACCTACAGTGCCCAGCGGCAGGAGCTGGTCGAGTCCACGGATGGTTACCTGATCCTGCAGGACTGTTTTATTGGCGCGGTAACCCGTCCGGTGTACCGGACATGGCTGAATATGGTGGTTGCGGCAGGTCTGCTGAAAATTCCGGCGGATGTGGAGATGAAAACGCTATATAACGCGACGTATTCCGGTCCGGTGATGCCGTGGATCGACCCGGTTAAGGAAGCTGAAGCCTGGAGAATTCAGATCCGGGGTGGTGCAGCGACAGAATCTGACTGGGTGCGTGCCGGCGGGCGCAATCCGGATGAGGTCAAACGTCGCCGCAAGGCTGAAATTGATGAAAACAGCAGACTGGGGCTGGTCTTTGATACTGACCCCGTCAACGACAAAGGAGGCAACAGTGCCGGAACTGAACAACAGCGTCAGCAGGCCACCGACAGCCAGCATGAAGAATAAATCCTGGTTCAGGATGCAGGCGGGTGGTCAGGGTGAGGCGGATATTTATATTTATGACGAGATTGGTTTCTGGGGAGTTACCGCGAAGCAGTTTGTCAGCGATATGAATGCCCTGGGTGATATCACCCACATTAATCTCCACATCAACTCACCGGGTGGCGATGTCTTTGAAGGCATCGCCATTTTTAATGCCCTGAAAAATCACGGTGCGGCCATTACCGTGTATGTGGATGGCGTTGCCGCCTCGATGGCATCCCTGATTGCGATGGCCGGTGACACGGTCATTATGCCGGAAAATGCCTTCATGATGATCCATAAACCCTGGGGGATCAGCGGTGGTGATGCGGAGAAAATGCGCACTTATGCCGAACGTCTGGACAAACTTGAGTCGGTTATGGTGCCGGTATATGCGCAGAAAACCGGAAAAACTACCGATGAAATTGCCGCCATGCTGGCGGATGAGACCTGGATGTCCGGTGCCGAGTGTCTGGCACACGGATTTGCAGACCAGGTGACGCCAGCCGTTAAGGCAATGGCATGTATTCAGTCAAAACGTACAGAGGAATTTAAAAAGATGCCGGAATCCATCCGAAATATGATCACGCAGCCATACAACAGTGCCCCGCGTGATACCACAGTGACAATCCCTGCACCGGCGGTAACAGAACCATCACCGGTACCGGCAGTGTCTGATGAGGCGACCATTCGCGCCCGCGTTATGGCAGAACAGAAAGCCCGCATGTCAGGCATTAACGATCTGTTTGCCATGTTCGGCGGTCGCTATCAGACGCTTCAGGCACAGTGCGTGGCTGATCCTGACTGTTCGCTGGAAATGGCCCGTGAACGTCTGCTGAATGAAATGGGCAAGGAGTCCTCGCCGACCAACAAAAATACACCGGCTCATATTTATGCCGGAAACGGCAATTTTGTGGGGGACGGGATCCGCCAGGCGATGCTGGCCCGTGCCGGATTTGAAAATGTCGAGAAGGATAACGCCTATAACGGGATGACCCTGCGTGAATGGGCTCGCATGTCACTGACGGAGCGCGGTATTGGGGTGGCCAGTTATAACCCCATGCAGATGGTCGGGCTGGCGCTGACGCACAGCACCTCTGATTTTGGCAATATTCTGCTGGATGTGTCGAACAAGGGGCTGATCCAGGGCTGGGAGGAATCAGAAGAAACCTTCCAGAAGTGGACCCGTAAGGGACGCCTGTCAGACTTCAAAACAGCGTATCGCGTGGGGATGGGCGGTTTTGGTTCTCTGCGCCAGGTTCGTGAGGGGGCGGAGTATAAATACATCACCACCTCAGATCGCAAGGAGACCATTGCACTGGCCACTTACGGGGAGATTTTCTCCATCACCCGCCAGGCCATTATCAATGATGATCTGAATATGCTGGTGGACGTGCCGATGAAGATGGGGCGTGCGGCGAAGGCAACGATTGGTGACCTGGTTTACAAGGTGCTGACGGATAACCCGAAACTGTCAGACGGTAAGGCGCTGTTCCATGCCGATCACAAAAATATTGCCACCGGTGGGATTTCCGTTTCCGGACTGGATGCGGCCCGTCAGATGATGCGCCTGCAGAAAGAAGGCGATCGCGCCCTGAATATCCGTCCGGCCTTTATGCTGGTACCGGTGGCACTGGAGACGGTGGCGAACCAGACCATCAAATCGGCCAGTGTGAAAGGGGCGGATGCAAACGCCGGTGTCATTAACCCCATCCAGAACTTTGCTGAGGTGATTGCAGAAGCGCGTCTTGATGCGGCAGATCCGAAAACCTGGTATCTGGCGGCGGCACAGGGCACTGACACCATTGAAGTGGCCTGGCTGGATGGTGTGGACACGCCATACATTGATCAGCAGGAAGGTTTCACCACTGACGGCATTGCCACAAAAATCCGTATTGATGCCGGAGTGGCACCACTTGACTGGCGCGGGCTGGTGCGTTCGTCGGTGGCCTGATAACCGAGTTATCACAATCACTGCCCGAAAGGGCTTTTTTATGCCTGAAAAACAGCCCCACAGGGGCTGTCCGGAGAAACAGCATTATGGCGAAAAATTTTGTACAGGACGGTACCACCATTGAACTGGTGAATGCCGGAGATCAGACCATCCTGAGCGGTGCTGCGGTGGTGGTCGGCAGTATGGTGGCCGTGGCCATTACAGATATTCCTGCCGGTGATGCCGGTGACGGTTTTGCCGAAGGCGTGTTCCTTCTGCCCAAACAGTCTGCTGACGACATTCAGTCCGGCGCGGTGGTTTATCTGAAGGACGGGGTTGTGCAGCTGGCTGCAGAGGGTGCGGTGGCCGCGGGGGTAGCCTGGGAAAATGCTCCTGCAAACAGCGCCACTGTGGCGGTAAAAATCAATGTCTGATCTGTTTACGCGAATGTGTTGCCGGATGGACGGGGCGACCGTTCGGGTGATGGGCAAACAGGCGGAGATTAACGGCGTCGTGTATGACGTGATGCCGGAGGAAGAGTCCGCGGAGATGGGGGCGCTTTCGGGCAGCCAGTTGTCACTGGTGGTGTTTTCAGCCCGGTACCGTCCGGCCCGTCATGATGTTGTTGTGTTTGCGGGGCGCACACTGACGGTGACCCGTTATGACACGTACAACGGTAAACCCCGGATTTTTGTCGAACAGGAATGAGTATGGCAATAAAAGGTCTGGCGCAGGCCATGAAAAATCTGGATGCAATTGACCGCCGTGCCGTTCCCCGGGCTGCCGCCACGACACTTAACCGTGTGGCGGAGTCCATCATCGCGAAAACGGCCTCTTCGGTTGCCAGGGAGCTGGCGGTTCCGCGCCGTCTCATCCGTGAGCGTATCCGCCTGCAACGGGCTAGCGCAGACAGGATTTATGCGAAGGTCATCATCAACACCGGTAATCTGCCCGCCATAAAACTGGGGACGGCCAGCGTGCGGCTTTCCCGCAGAAAGCGACGAAAGAAAGGCGAGCGTTCGGTCAAGAAAGGGGGCGGCAGTGTGCTGATTGTGGGGAAAAGACGGATCCCGGACGCCTTTATCACCCGGCTGGCTAACGGACGCTGGCATGTGATGCAGCGTATGCCGTGGGCACCATCGTCCACCGGTGCTGACAGCAAAGGGAGGCCGAAACGCTACCGTCTGCCGATTGAAGTGGTGAAAATTCCGACTGCCGGACCGCTGGCAGAAACTTTTGAACGTGAACGGGACCGGATGTACCGGGAAAAATTACCGGCGCAGATGATGAAAGCCATGACGCATCAGTTACGCCTGGTGCTGAAAAGAAAATGACAGGGAGGGTGTATGAAACACCGTGAAATACGGACGGCAGTTCTGTCTGCCCTGAAAGACAATATTTCTGAGCGGGTGAGCTGGTTTGACGGCCGCCCGGTTTTTATTGATGAACAGGAACTGCCTGCTGTTGCTGTTTACCTGACTGATGCGTCTGCTGCTGACGAGTTCGTTGATGAGGGGACCTGGGAGGCGACACTGCATATTGAAGTTTTTCTCAGGGCAAAAGAACCGGACTCGGCACTGGATATGTGGATGGAAGAGAAAATCCTTCCTGCGCTGGAGGCGGTTCCCGGCCTCAGTGCGTTACTGCTGAAGATGAATCTTCAGGGGTATGACTACCGCCGGGATGATGAGTTTATGATGTGGGGATCGGCAGATCTCCTGTGGAAAATTACCTACGAGATGTGAGGACGATATGGCAATACCAAATCCTCTTGAGCCGGTGAAAGGTTCCGGCACCACACTATGGGTGTACACCGGCAAGGATGATGCTTATGCCAACCCGTTGTCAGATGATGACTGGCAGCGACTGGCTAAGGTGAAGGATCTGACGCCGGGCGAGATGACGGCAGAATCCTACGATGATAACTACCTGGATGATGAAGACGCGGACTGGAGCGCGACCGGGCAGGGACAGAAATCTGCAGGTGATACCAGTTTTACACTGGCCTGGAAACCGGGAGAGGAAGGCCAGAAAGGGCTTATAGGCTGGTTTGAAAGCGGCGATGTCCGGGCCTATAAAATCCGTTTTCCGAATGGCACGGTGGATGTGTTTCGTGGCTGGGTCAGCAGTATCGGTAAGGCCGTGACGGCGAAAGAAGTGATCACCCGCACGGTGAAAGTCACTAACGTGGGTAAACCTTCTGTAGCGGAAGAACGCAGCAAAATTACGCCGGTCACTGCGATTAAGGTAACGCCGACAGGTACGGTTGAAAAAGGGAAAACAACCACCCTGACCGTTACTGTGGAACCGGAAAATGCAACGGATAAGACATTCAGGGCGATTTCCGCCGATCCATCAAAAGCCACCATTAGCGTGAAAGATATGACGATTACTGTGACGGGGGTTAAGGATGGAAAAGTCAGCATCCCTGTGATTTCCGGTAATGGTCAGTTTGCTGCGGTGGCTGAAATTACCGTTAATAATGTGCCGGGTGGCTAAAGAGCTGAGAGATAAGCGATGTTCCTGAAAACAGAACAATTTGAATATAACGGTGTATCGTAAGCGGCTCGCCAGAACCGTATTGATATTTACTGAGAGGTCAGATCAACTTTCCAGGGCAACAGATCGCGTACCCGGTTTGCCGGCCAATCCTGGATATGCTCAATGACGTAACGCAGCCATTTTTCTGGTTCCACATTGTTCAGACGGCATGTGCCGATCAGCGAGTACAACACCGCCGCATGTTCGCCACCGCTGTCGGAACCCGCGAACAGCCAGTTTTTCCGGCCTACGGCCACTCCCCGTAAGGCGTTCTCTGCGATGTTGTTGTCGATTTCCACCCAGCCATTACTGCAGTACACGTTCAGGCCATCCCACTGTTTCAGCAGGTATGCGAACGCTTTTGCCGTATCCGAGTGACGCGACAGTGTTTTCATCTGAGTCTGTATCCAGTCATACAGTGACTGCATCAGTGGCGCAGCTCTGGCTTTTCTTGCCGCCAGACGCTGTTCTGCTGTACATCCCCGGACTTCTGCCTCTATGGCATACAGTTCACCGATACGCTGCAGGGCTTCCGTGGTGATGTCGGTGGGCACTCTTGCATGCACATCGTGGATTTTTCTCCGGGCATGAGCCATACACGCGGCTTCCGTTATTCTGCCGGATTCGTATAACACCCGGTAACCACCGTAAGCATCGGCCTGAAGCACACCGCTGTAACCGGCCAGATGATTTTGTGGATGGATACCTTTCCGGTCCGGTGAGTACGCGAACCAGACCGCCGGGGGCATTTCCGAACCGGCGTTACGGTCATCACGGACGTAGACCCACAGCCGGGCGGTCCGGGTTTTACCGCTGCCCGGCTCCTGGACCGGGACGGGGATATCATCAGCATGGACTTTACCGGGCATCAGCACATACTGGCGCAGGACGTCATACAGCGGCTCCAGCAGTTCAGCAACGGCACCTGTCCAGCGCCCCAGCGTGGCGCGGCTCAGCTCCACGCCCTGGCGACGGTATATTTCTGACTGGCGGTATAACGGCAGATGGTCTGCATATTTCCCGGTAACAACATGGGCCAGAAGCCCCGCTCCGGCATAACTGCGTGCAATGGGTTTTGAAGGTACTGTTGCCTGCACGATATGGTCGCACCGACAACAGGCCAGTTTCGGACGTTGTGTTTCGATAACCTTAAAGGCGCTGCTGATAAGCTCCAGTTGCTCTGACACATCACACCCCAGAGGACTGAGGTCACCACCACAGGCCGGGCAGCATTCCTCTTCCGGCCGGATGACCCGGGTTTCACGGGGAAGTGAGGCCGGTAACGGTTTACGGGCTGAAGACTGGCGCAGGGCGGATGGCAGTACCGGGTCATATTGCTCACCCAGCGTTTCCGCCATTTCTTCCTGAAGTGCTCTGATTCGCTCCTGTGCTTCCTGTATCTGCCGTTCGGTTTTAGCGCGAAGTTTTTCTGAGCTTTTACCGAACTGCATGCGCTGCAGTTTCGCAACCAGCGCCTTCAGCCGGTTGATTTCGGAAGCATAAGCCGCCACCCGCTGTGAGAGCAGGCGGTTGTATTTCGCCATCTGGCGGATGGTGTCCTGTTGCGTCTGCAACAGTGCCCGCAGGCGGGCATTCTCATGAGCAAGTGAGGTGTCCATATCCTCACTTTACAACGGGTTATATGCGGATGCCAGCGCGTTCCGTTCGTTTCGGGTGCTTCCAGTCGATGCCTTCTAGAAGCATGGACAACTGAGCCGGAGTAAGGTGAACCTTTCCATCGCGGGTGACCGGCCAGACGAAGCGGCCCCGCTCCAGGCGTTTGGTGAAGAGGCACGAGTCCGTCACTGTCAGCCCANAGC